GCTCCGTTTCAGAATTATTCTGGCGGTGTCCTACTAGCGGACATCGTTAAAAGAAATAATTTTAGTGCTTACGTTTCTCAAGCTATTAAAGAACGTAGCCTATTTATACAGTCTGGTGCTGTAGTCCGTAATGCTTTGCTTGATGCAACAGCAGGAGGAACAAGAATACAGGTTCCAGAATTTAACCCAATCTCACCAACTGAAGAGATTATTGATGGTACTTCTTCATGGGGTACAAGCACCAATGGTCACTTGACACCACAGAAGATTGGTACAGATACACAGATCGCAACTATCTGTCATAGAGGTTTTGCGTATGCTGTTGATGACGTTGCTATGTTGGCTGCTGGCGAAGATCCAATGGGTCACATCAGAAACCAGCTTGCAGATGCTATCAATAAATTGAACTCTGTTCGTTTATTTGAAACACTAACTGGACTATTCCATACTGCTCTTAATGGTCATCGCCTTGAGAAGCAATTAGGTGGTTCTGGTTCTACTGCTGAAGCAAACTATCTT